CATCAGAGACTCGTCTATTGCTGGGTGTTGCTTTCGTAACCTATCCCAGTCTTGGGGTGTTGCGTTGTTAATACTCATCTTCTAAATCCTCAGCGAGTGCCTCTAGTTTATCTTCAATTCTGTCTTTAAACTTATTAACAATATCTTCACCAGTTATTTCTAAAACCTCTAGTAAAGTAACCTCGTCAATACCTGCCAAAGTTTCGCAGACTTCTTTAAAAGTTAGTGGCATACTTCTTCTCCAAGTACGACATTGATATAGGGGCTTCATCGAACTGCCCGTTGTTCACTTCATGCAGCATCCATACACCACGCCATGATTGATTAGTCTGATGGTTTAGATAATCTTCATCATGCTTGTAATAGATACCGCCAAACAACCCAGTAATACGTGATCCATCTGCTGTCCTATCGTATGCACACTCTCTATCTTGAACATGCCCCATGACACATGACATATGCTTCTTCGCTAGTAAAGCCCTTGCTGAACTAACTGCACGACCCATAATTCCTGACGTAAAGTAATGACAGTAAGCCACGTTGTCGATGATGGCTGGCTCTAGGAACCTGTAGGTCTCCCACCCATACTCTTCAAGTCGTAGGTCTTGATAGCCTATCAGCCCCTCTAGCTTTGCGTCACTCTCTACTGCTCTCTCGATGCGCTGCTCGTGGTTGCCAATCAGGAACACCATACGCGGGTTCCATACTCTCTTACGGTTCTGTCGTAGCCTACGTTGCTCAGCTCTTATGGGTGTTAGGAACGCTTTCATACCTGCGTGTCCTGCTTCGATGTCATCTGTATATCGTCTGCCCTCGAAGCTCTTCTTTCCAACGTCCCAACTCGACAAGCTTGGCATGTCCCAATGGTCACCCAGATGTATGATTGTATCTGGTTTCTTATCAGCAGCGTACTGACCTGCCCATGCTAAATGGTCATAGGTCTGGTTAGGTTTACACTGTGTGTCTGGTATAACTAAATGCTTAGTCATTTGATTTCCTCGCTTCACGCTCTGCGTTGGTCTTGATCTGATGGCAGGGTTTACACAACACCTGTAACCCATCAGCTTCGCAGAACATATTCTCAACAAATTGTGGTAGGTCTTCGTACTTCCTGAGCGTACCCGCTGGCACGATATGATCTACCTGTACTTCCTTATCTTTAAACCACTCTGTGCATTCAGCGCATTGAAACTCAAAGCGGTGTCGGTGTCCGATGACAGTCTTCTTAGCTGCTGCTTTAGCAGCGTAGCGTGGCGGGAACTTACGGTTGGCATCTCTGAGTGCTGACCGAATGAATCCCCAATACCTAGCTTCTGTCCACTTACCACCTGCTCTTGTTCGTGGTACTAAGGTGCGTTTCTGTGTCATCCGCTTGTCCTTATTCTTAGCTTATCCAGACTGTCTATATCAGCAGTGCTGGGCGCGGGTGGTGGTGTCCCGCCGGTTGGGTTGACTCCATTATATAACTCTGCTCTAGTTACTGGATCTACCCACCACTCTTCAGGAACCCTACGCAAGTATAACAACCTTGCATTCTCGTAGACAGATTCAACGTCACCTTTATAACATGTTACAACTGCTTGGTATAAATCTTCTTCTGTTGTACACCACTCTAATGCCTTAGTAGCTTTTACTTCGCCTATACCTACGCAACCTTGTATGTTATCTACTCTGTCACCTGTAAGCATCTGCTTGTATAAGAAGTACAACCCTTCCCACTCGTTAACCGAAGTCCACTCATCTTTAGCAAAGTTATAGAAGCGACAAGGTACTTGCAGAAAGTCTTTATCAACGCTGCATATTGTTGTGTTGTCTCCGTGGAGTGTAGCTGCGGTGGCAATCTCATCGTCAGCTTCCTGTCCCTCAACAACATAGGCATCCCACTTCTCGATCATGTAATCACGTAGTGCTTGGAAGTGTATAGGTTTCTCTGTGTTGCGTGTTCCTTTGTAAGGTTTGATGGTAGCTAGGTCTATCCTGAAGTTACCCTTACCTGTCAGGTAGAGGCGGTAAGGAGCTGCATCATCACAACCCCTTACCAACGTCTGTAACACCAAGTTATCTAGCTGAGATAAAGCTACCTCTTGAGTCTCCTCGTTACAGGCAAAGCCTATACGGTAGCTAAAGACATCAGCATCTATGAGAAACATTAGATAACATCGTCCATGTTAACACCACCTTCGCCACCGTCCTTATCATACACGGCTACCTCTGTGATGAGCAGCTTAGCCAGACTAGGTGACACACCTTTCTTACCTTTGAAGTCCCAGTGGTATGGCTTAAGAGCTGCGTTAGCTTTAGTACCATTACCAATAAGAGCCGAGTCTACTGCATCCATACCGGAGAAGGCAGGCATGATAGGGTGGTTTGATTTAACAGTGATGTAGTTACCACGATCATCACCTTTGTTACGTACCTGAATGCTCATTGCTGAAAGGGCATCAACCGCTTTCGAGGATAGCTTACCAATATCCACCTGATACTTACCGCTCATGTCGTTAGGCTTGTTCAGGAATGGCCAGTGAAGTTCGCATGCTACTACTACAGGTTTAGTTTCCATATTATTTCTCTCTTTGTTGTTAACTATTAAGTCTATGTACCATTAAATAGAATCACATTGAATGTAATCTTATATTCTCTTCTTCTTAAGTAACTCTATAGTAATATTATACCATTTATTTCTCCTAATATCCACTCGGATTGTAAATTAATTTAATGTGTCTCACTCCAGTTAGAACCTATACGATATTCAGCGTCCATAGGACATCGCATATTAAGCTCGACCCCAGCGTCTATGATTGCTTGTCGTGCAACACTACCAACAAGTTCAGCGGCACGCGGATGACACTCTATTTGAACCTCGTCATGTACTTGAGCAACTAACCAGTACTCAATACCTAAAGCATCTAACTTATGGCAGCAGTTTCTCACTGCAAGTTTCATAACAATAGCACCACAACTCTGAAGCAATCTATTCAGTACCTTGTAGTCCTCATCAACCTTAATGAAGCGTCCGTCAAGACCATTAATACGTTGGGTTCGTTCAGCTATCCCTTTAGCTTTCTCTATCAGGGTACGTAGTGCTGGTAGTTTAGTAAGGAATGTTTCTCTAATAACCTTACCTTCCTTGGAACCACCGCCTACTATCTGACCTAGCTTAGCATCACCCGCACCATAGATGAGACCATAGATCATTGTCTTAGCCATGTTACGTTCAGGTAGGCCAGCAGCTTCCTGATTGTAGGTATGGATGTCACCGTGTAGTATCTGGTCAGTGTAGTCCTGATCACCCATGTAGTGAGCCAAGCAGCGTAGCTCTAAGCCTGACGCATCACAACCTACCAGTACGTTACCTTCCTCTACAGTGAAGCATTCTCTAGCTATCTTAAGACTAGGTATCTGCGCTAGGTTGGGCTTGTTGTGTGTCATTCTACCTGTCACAGCTCCGCAGCTATTTACGTACCCATGTATGCGATGTGTATCTTTATCAACAAACTTTAACCAGCTATCTACCATACCCTTGAGCTTAACAAGACCCAAGTACTCACCACAAAGCTTAGCTTCTGGTATGTCTATGTTAGCTAGCGTTGTCTCATCGACGACAGGCTTACCTGTGGGCGTTAGCTTCTTCCACTTAACACCTAGCTTACCTAACCGCTTAGCTATCTGCTGCCTAGAGCCTACGTTAAACTCCTCAACACCATCCTTCAATCGCTTACCTGTCTGGTTACTGACACGTATAGTTATGATAGGCGGGAACCTTTCTTGTAACTCTGTTGTTATCTCATCGATGCGTGTTGCCATCTCTGCCTGCCACTTAGATGCTAGGTCAAAGTCTAACTTGAATCCATTACGTACCTGCTGCGCTGTGATCTCAGCTACCTCATGCTCTACCTGTATAGATAGATCACTGAAGCCTGCTCTCTTAAGTCTATCCTTAAGGTAATGATACAGCTTAGTAGTTACCTCAACGTCACGCTTACAGTACTCACCCATCTCATCAGTGTAGCCAGCGTCAAAGTCTTCAACATCGAAGTCCATCTTAGCTATACCAATACGCCTGCCCCATTCCTTAAGACTATGCCCACCTACTGGTGTAGGATCTAACAAGCGAGCCATGACCAGCGTATCCCATACAGGTATCTTAGCATCAACCTGCCAGCAATTCTTTAAGACGGGATTGTCGAAGAATATTATATTGTGGCCTACCAAGCCATCGGCAGTACTTAACATCTGCTTCAATGGTTCTCTGTCGAATATCAGAGACGCTTCCGGCTGGCTGTGATCCTGAACTCCTGCACACCATATCGTATCGTGCGAAAGATTCGTTTCCAAGTCTATTGTAATCATAACCGTGTTCCTCAAGTGTAAGTATTACGCTACCAATCTTGCTCATGTGTTATCTCTCCTCTCACTATAGCGAGTACGTCTTCGTGCTTATCTTCTTTGTCTTCAAGATCATACGAAATATTGTAGCACATACCACAGAGATCTACAAATACACCACTCTCTGGGCCTCGCATAACCATCTCAAACTCTGTTAATATCCTGTCGCATGCACTGCATCTCATAATATTTCCTCATCCATTGTGATCTCAGACATACGTCCAGTGTCTTGGTCATATGCCACCGCTGCTGCAAGCCCCGTCTCACCGCTGAATCTATTCTTAAGTACCCGTATGTACGTTGTGTTTCTATCTTCAACAGCAGGAGCTTGCCCGTTACGCTCGAATCCTAACACAATATCGGACAGTTGTGCAATCGAGGCACTACCTCTTAGATCAGAAAGTGATGTAGCTGCCCCTTCTTCATGTCCCTTACCAGAGGGACGGCGTAAGTGTGACACTAAGAACAAGGCAATGCCTGTCTCTTGAGTAAGCATACGCAACCTAGTCATAACCTCATCGATAGCCTTACGCTCATCGCCATTCTCTTGAGCCGATACGATGATGGACAGGTGATCTAGGAATACATACTTGCAGTCATGCGCCTTAGATAGATAGCGTACCTGACCCACGATATTCTCTACAGTAGTAGATCCGAAGTGGTCGTAGAAGAATAACCTGTCAGTACCTAGCGTAGCATTGAAAGCATCGCGCCTCTCTTCCTCAGTAGACTCAACAGTTGGTATGTGCAACCGCTTGCCAGCATGTAGGGACATCAACGACTTACCTGTCTTAGCTACTGACTCCTCAAGAAAGATGCAGCCTATGTTACTCTCGGTGTTACGCAGCACATGATACAGCACCTCACGCATTACCTGACTCTTACCTACGCCACTACCTGCTGTCAGTGTGACAAGCTCGTAAGGACGTATGCCGTATGTCAAGCCGTTCAAGCCTGCCCACGGGTACTCAACGGATGCCTTCTCTATCGGCTCATTCACTGCATCCCATAGTGTCTTACCTGCAATGATACCATCTGGTGTATGTATCTCAGCTGCCCACCACGCTGCCTTGAAGTCATCCCCACGACACCGCTCAAGGTATTCATTAGCATCCTTGAAGTCAGGGTGATGCTTGACAACCCTAGCTTTACCTGCAAACAGAGAGGCTACCTCACGCGCTGCCTTCTGACCTGCCTCGTCTGCATCAAAGCATACGATCACATTGTCAAAGCTGTCGATCCATTCATACTGGCTCTTACAATCCTTGAGTGCTGACTGTGCTCCATTCTTAATGGACACTGCGGCATACTTACTACCACTCATTTGGTAAACAGATGCCGCATCGAACTCGCCTTCTGTTATCGTAAGATACCTGCCGCCCTTGTTGAATAGATGCTGGCCAAACAAGACACCATCTCCCCATACACCAGCACTGCGTTGGTTGTCCTTACTTCCACTGACCCTCACCTTCTGAGCACATACCAAGGTATCCTTATCTCTGTACTCGAATATAATATCGTCGCCGTCTGCGCTGATGCCGTACCTCTCACAGGTAGCCTGTGTAATACTCCGCATCATCTGATGCCTGCCTCTGCCTACTTCCATACTCGTTATTCCTATGTTGTTATCTATAACATTGTTATAAGTTTGACCTGAGTTGTAACGCTCGCCACAACTGAAGCATGTACTCCACCCATCGTGGTTGGTTGATGCCCCATCGCTACTGCTACACTTCTCACAGGCATGGTGCATCTTAGCCCAGCCACTACTCATTACTATTCTCCACCCTTGCCTCTTCAAGATGAGGATACATCTCTTGTAAGGCACAGGCCATGTTGTATACAGCGAACGCCTCTTCTATATTGCCTGAGTTCATCCCCATCATCACTGAGTCTAGTATAGTATTGTACTCTTGCTGTCTCATATTAACCTCCGGTTCAGCCATGACGCTGATAGTCTGTCACTCTTAGTCTCTAGTATAGGCCACACGTTAGCTGTCCTAGGTGCTCGCAAATCCTCATCTGTGAACTCGCCCTTAAAACCAAAGCGGTTATGTAAGCACCCGCCTGTTATCTTACAGATGATAGAGATCTGTTTAATACTGTAGCTCTCGCCTCTTATCATACGTGGGTGATTACTCTTATTTATGTACATATTGATACGTTTCATGCTGCCTCCTTAACGAATACGCCATCGATCATCTTACCTTTGCGGTCTTTTATATCCTCATATGCGTGATGCAAACAGTCAAACAAGCTGAGCCTATTACGCGCTGCAATATTAATGAGGACAACTATTATATCACCAATGTCATCGACTGGGCAAGTGCCTGCGTCAATCGATGCCTTAAGCTCAGCCACCTCCTCTTCGAGCTTAGAGAACTGAGCCAGATCGGTAGACCCACGCACCAGATTACGATCAAAGTGCCACTGCAATACGCGAGCCTCTAGCGTTCCTAATATCATGCGTCACCTTCCTTTAGATCTTCTATGTATTCTTCGATGTACTCTATAGCCATGTCATGCACCGCCCCGATAGCCTTCTCGACCAGCTTACCTATAGCTGCGTAGTCCTCATCAGCTAGGGCCTGTAGCACAGCAGAGTGGTACGCATGAATCTCGCTGAGACTGGACAGATACTCGCCCACGAATGCCTCCGTCAGTAGCATTGGATCGTCACGCAAGATGTCCAGTGTGTATGTCCACGCATCAGCTGCAACCTCAGCATCGGTGGACTCTGCACTTATACAAGGGAACGTATGCTCCGCTACATCTCTGTAATACAGATTGAATATCACTATCTTATTAGTCATCACTTCACCGCCTTAATTAAACCGTTGAGCATTGTAACTTCTGCAAAGAACTCGCGCCCCTTACCTGTAATGTGTGGACGATTAGCCCCTACCATAGCGCCATCGCGTACATACTCCTCACCAAATAGGCTGGTCTCTATGTAGTCGAGAGGGTGCCCGATGCGTTCCTTTAATTCTTTCTTGCTGCTGTAGTTAAATACGATCATGTTATTCTCCAAAGTTATAACAAGTTATAAGTATAGGCGATCCCATACCCAATTGCAAATCCCACCGAAAAGCGTACAAGTATGCTGATCATTGCTATGTCCCCTATTCATCGCTGCATAGTTGTACAAGCTCAGTACCCATAGCATGCGCCCATTCTGAAAGCTCAGCGACCGCCTCATCCCACGACTCAAAGCTAGACTCTGATATACCATCCGCCCATTCATCATCACAACAGAAATCTATAGTAGCGGTTGGCCCAATTATACCATAGCAGTCTACGCTGTA